GCGGCAGGGGCTGCACTAGGGGCTTGGGGTTCGATAACAGCAAGAGGCATAGAAAATGGGAGGCGGCTTTGGGATGATGATCCCACCAACAATGCTAGGGCAATGGAGGGGATAGCCCCTGCATGGATTGCTAATATAATAAGAGCGGATAGAGTAAGAAAAGAAGGGTATCGTACTAGGCGTGGTGGTACTGGTGATAAAATAGTGGGGCCAGATGAACTAACCAACGCCCAATTAGCTTTGCAAGCTTTGGGGTTTATGCCGTTTGAATATAGTTATAAAAGGAATCAGTTGGCTCTTAATATACGCAAACAAAGAGGGATGGAAGCTAGAAGAGCGGTTTTAGTTAATTCTTTTATTCTTTCATTAGGCAGTCCTTTAACACCAGCTAACCCAGATTTGCACCGTGAAACGCTAGAGAAGATTGCTCAATTTAACGAAGAGCACCCTGTTAACGAAATCACCAGTGATTCTCTACGAGCCAGTATAAACGCAAGAGGTAGAGGTGATGCAAGTGCTCTCCTCACAAACGGGTTCGCTACAAATATGAAAGACGCAATACGCATAGCAAAAGAAAACCGTGAAATGGATGAAGCCATAGGGTTAGGGACAAACGATTAAGACTACTTCATCCTCCAAACTCGTAAGCCATACTTCCCATTTTCTACACACACTCGTTTTTCTAAAGCGCTTTTGCTTGCTCCTGTCGCGCTAATTACATGCTTCATTGCTTCACCAGTGTTTATACAAGGTATAAATACAGAACTTCCCGGCACAAACTTCTCCCAATCCACTACTATACGTACCCCATCAGGAGCTATGTCAGTGAACGTTACTCGCGTCATCATCTACCTCCCCAATTAAATCGGCACTCTCTTGTTTAGTGGCTATGTGAGCATCATAGTTCCACGAGCATTCGATAACGTGAGGTGTCCCTACATCATACTGTGTCCCACGCCCTGCTCTCATTCTATAAGCCTTCCCTTGCATTTGTTCTATCATAAGATGCCGAATGGCTTTGTAATAATGGCCTTTCTTAATACACCAAAGTTTGAGCTGATTCGGAAAGATAAAGAGTTTATTAGACTCAGGTTCATGCCGTCCTACCCATTTGTAGCTAGGAGTGTTGGAGTGCATTAGCTGTATATTGTCCGAACTTGCTGGGTCTACCTTAACACGTAGCCACCCCTGTGGGTGATCTTGGTAAAACTCACCAATAATTTCGTCAATATTGATGACCATATCTTTCATATCTAACCTCATTGAAACTAATTTAGTAATGATCCAGCGGTATAAAGCTTTTAAATCCCAATCTATAAGTCCAAGATCGTAAGCTACAGATAACCCTGCAAAAGTAGCTGCAGTTCCCGCTACCCAATAACGATGTTGAGATTCTAAGTGCGCATCCTTTAGCATCTGATCACGAGTGTTTAGAACTAACTTTTCAGCACTCGGCATATCCTGTAACAGACGCTGTATAAAAATATGTCCCGCATGGCCGTAATGGTTAGAAAGGTCATCTTGTAGTATGTTAGCTTCGTTAGCTTCTTCAGTAGTGAACAAAAGCTTCTCTACAACGTTTTCTATTAGCCTAGCCATCTCTCCTTGAGGCAAAGATTTAAACTTAGTCATCTTTTCTTCAATAGAAGAGTTTCCTGTAGTCCCACACATTAAGTCCCACGATTCTCCTCTATAGCGTTCTGTGTTTTCTCCCTTGTTACTCATACGGTTTTTCTGTTCCCCATCACTGATAGCGTAACAAAAGTCACTCGCGTCTTTGTCCATGTAATTAGAAATTTCATCTATATAGAGAACATGGTTCTTCCACACTTCAGCCCTATGCCACCCAGAATTTCCTGTATCTTTCCCTTTTAAAATAAGCTTAGAGTTAGGGTCACCCCATACCGATGCCCCTCCTTTCATTCCAGTTGTTTTTCCATACCCAGTTTCAACACTCATTAAATGGAAAATAGCTCCCGGTATGCCGGGTATAAACTTCATTAAAGGGGAGCCAAAAGATAACCCAAACATCATTTGGTGCTCTTCAAAATTTGGCCTATCGTAAAATTTAGCGATTCTTTTCCACCCTTCTAGTGACCCTTTCTTCTGAAACAAAGGAATGTATTGAGCAGTCCGGGCACTGGGAAGGCTATTTTCTATACGATTAGCAAAAATTTCTTTATCGCCAATAACATAAGACTTAAGGTTTTTAGTCCACCCAAACTGAGCATGAACGTCTATTAAATCCATATTGTCGTTTAAATGACGCACCCATCTCGCTACGTATTTCATAACCTTTCCAACCTCCTCTTGAATAAGGAACACGCCATGCCGCCCTAAAGCTTTTCTAAACTCTTCCCTGCCTGTTATTTGATCGTGTTTAAGAACAAACTTTTCAATACCTTCACGCGCAGTGTGGTGTTCAAACAGAAATGAGCGCCCATCTATCGGGTCAAGTAATCGTTTAGAGACAAATAAATCACGATGGTATATCTCAACGTGTTCTTCTATGTTCCCCTCACCAACTACTTTTTTGTATACCCCTCCATTTTCGGCTCTAAAATAAGGGAAAGGATAAGGAGGTATGGCTTCATTTTTACTCACTGTAGGAGGTGGTTCTGTATCTTTAACCACTGTAGGCGGCGTGCTCACTTCCACCTCTGGAGTTTGTTCCATAAGAGGGGAAGGCTCTACTATATGACTTGTTGCTTCGGGTACTTCTGCACAAAGTTTAAGCGGAGTTTTAAAAAACGGTTTACCCTTGTGGGGACAACCTTCACATCCTGCCGGGTGGTTTCCTTCAAAAGTAGTGCACCTATGAGGGTAATTAATAGACGCAGCCACGGTGTCGGTTTCTTTTTCAGAATACCCATCGTACCCTTTAGAAAGCGCATGGATAAACGACTCGCCATCTACGTCACAATGTTTAGGTATAGACAGTACGTCTAGCCACTGATCGTAAGATAATTCGTTAGGAGTACGAATGGCCCTGTCGATTTGAGCGCAACCTTCCCCTACTGCTGTTGCTTTTATTAGTTTAGTAAACGAGTACTGATACTTGTATTTCTTTCCTGCAGCATGTTTTAAATCTTGAGCATCTTCTACCGATAGCTCACGGATAGAAGATACTGGTATCGCAGTCTTAGGGAAGCAAGCTGCGAATTCATCCAGACAAACCCGAACGTCATTGAACCTGACTAACTCTACTGGAAGAGGTGCGTCTCCTTTAAAATTAGTAGTGCCGGGAACACGTAGTACACGTGCAGCATCAGAGGTAACGGCTCCATCAGCCTCCAAACCAAACTCGGCACAAGCTGATTTAAGAGCCTGAGCTACGGGCAACCATTCTTCTTTAGTACAGGCGGTGGAAAGCACCCAGTAAATGTGCAAGCCTCGTCCTGAATTAACTACTGCTGTAGGGAGAGGTAGTTGGTAATGTTTACGAAACTTAGTGAGAGCGGCGTAAGCGTCACCTTGAGTTAAGTACGGCTTATTTGCACCGCAATCAAGATCAAGAAACAAGGACTTTAACTGCTGTACATTCTCCGATATACGTTGAGTGCCAGCAACAAATGTACCTAACGCAAAATAAGCATCGTACCCTTCTCTCTGTAGGTTCTTAGCTGTTTCAACAACTGAATCTACTGAATCGTAAAACTTTTGTTTGCTACCATCTTTTGTTGCACTTAACCCTAATGAGCAGTAGTACCCTTTTTCTCCCAGCACAGTGCTGAGGAATTCGTTAGTTTCCATAAAAGGTCCACGCTATGGGGGGCAGATTTAACAGCCCCCCTTAATTTTATTTTAGTCATCAAAGTCATCTAACATACTGGCAAGGTCTACTTCCTCTGTAGGGGCGGGCTTTTTATTTTTAACCGCCTTAACTTTAGGTTCTTCAATGACTTCCTCTACAGGTGGAACTTCTTTAGTAGGGGTAGCTTCTACCTTTTCTTGTACGGGAGGGGAAGCGCCTTCAATTAACTTAGGTGTAGATAAAGCAATAAGTCGCTCTGTCTCAGGTGCTTGTTGAATTTCTATGGCTAACGCCAATTCAGCTTCTTCTAAAACTCGTAAAGGTTTAAAATTTAAAGTAGGGACAGATTTGTCGGGGTCAAAAGAAATTTCTGTTAGTAAAGCCGCTGGAGGAACCGGGCGTTCCTGTGCACTAAGAAAACGTGCGTAAGCTTGCAGTCCCATTTTTTGTGTAGTGTCATCTTTAGCAAAAATGCTAGTAGCGGGAAGGCTAAGTTGGTAAACCTCTTTAGAAACTACCATCCCATCATTGTCAGCCAACAATATAGCAATCGACTGTCGATAACGGCACGCTTTACTATCATTTGCTCCAGACCCTTTAATGTTTTGGGGGCACTCCACACAAGATGTTGCTTGTGCAGATTCTTCCAATACATCGTCTGAGGGACGGCCAGTATTAGTGTCTGCTGACCAACACGTTGGGGGGGAAGTCTGACCTTCAACATAAGGTTCATCGTAGTAGATACGGGAGAGAGGAGCCGTCTTTACAATAACCGCTTTAATAGGGCCATTTAATTGAGTAAGTTCTTCTTTACCCATTACCTTACGAAACACCCTACCCCGAATGCTTAAACGTCTAACCCCTTGCGGCCTAGAATAAGTGTTTAAAGTGTCAGGGTCTAACTGCCCTAAAAGTTCTTTGTACGCTGATGGTAGATTCTTAATGTTAATCTCAAGTACTTCATTCATAGTTCATCTTCCTCGCAGAAATCCAACTCTAATTGAATTGGTTCGTTTTCATTAGTAAATTCTGGTGCTGGTGCCTCTTGTTTTAATGCTTTGACAACTTCAGGTATATTAAAACGATAGGTATACCCAACCTTTATATAGGTAGCTGCAGGAATATACCCCTTATTAACCCATTGCCGAATGGTGCTAGGTTTTACAGCCAAGTGTTTAGCCAAATCCTCAATAGGGACATAACTATCAGTCATTTTTTCCTCCGTACCGTAATGGTGTACTCACTGTCACAATTTAAACCCGGCGGTAAAAGGTCTGGGTTCTCTTCTAAAAACTGACGCATGTTACCTTGGTGCAACCTTTTCTCTAGTAAGTCTATGCACTCATGCTCTAGCATAAACTGCCCCATAGCCTCCCAATCACCCGTCCAATATTTGTTCTTAACAGAACGGTAAAACGTTCCTGACTGAGTGCGCACAGATTCCACTTTCTCCTTATCGCAGTGCTTTAGTAGTTCCGTCTTAATGCGATCCATGTTGGCGGTAAGAGCGTCTTCCGCTTTTTTAAAGTCAGTCGCTAAGTCTGCTTTCTTGTCACGAATCTTTACGTACACTCTGACTAATCTTTCTAAATCAATGTCTGAACTTGCCATTATTAGTATCCCCCCTAATTTTTATGCTGTTTAGTGGAGTATAATGACGTTTTGTTTATGTTTCAACTATTTCTTCGTATAAATCTACCATTTTAGTGTGCACGTTAATTCGTTCATCCAACATCTCATAAATACGTTTCTCTACCTTTGACCCTTCAAGTTGCACCACCGTACAGGGGTGAGTTTGTCCAGACCTATGTACTCTGGCATTAGCTTGAGCGTAAGTCTCCAAAGAGGGGACTGGCCCCCACCACACAATCGTGTTTGCGGCTGTCAAAGTTACCCCGTGTGCAGCGGCTTGAGGTTGTATAATTAAAACGCGAGGATCGGAGTTGTTTTGGAATTCTTTAAATATACGAGTGCGGTTTGAGGCGCTCACATCTCCTCTAATAACTTCGTTGGTAATACCGTCTGCAGAAAGCTTCTCTTTTAGCAAGTCAATGACGTGCCTGAAGGGTACGAATATAAGAACTTTTTGGCTGGATTCATCTATAACTTCACGTAAAACTTTGTAGCGGTTCTTAATGTCAAATTCTACTGTCTCTCCAGTATCGGTATAGACTGCACCGCAAGAAATCTGTAGGAGTTTGTTCATGTTAACAGCCGCGTTCGCAGCCGTAATTTGTTCCCCTGCAGCTACCGTAACCATTTGTTTGCGTAGAGCCGTGTAGTATTTCTTTTGTTGAGCGGTAAGTTCAATTTCCCGTTTAACATAAGTCATCTCAGGCAAGTCTAGGCATTGTTCTTTAGTAAATCGAATAGCAGGTTGA